GTGGTTTATTTGGATATTCTTGTACAGTATCAATAATTGATGGGCAATTAAGATTCACATCTAATTCACATCTATTACCACATGATGGAACAAATGGTTCAAAAGTATTACTTGCAACTGCATCAAGTGGAACAGATTTATTTGGTGGAAGTGTTGGTATATTCCCAGCAATAGCAAATGTTGCAGATGCAAAGATACCAGTATTACCAGATGATAGTATTACAGACCCAGTAACAAATTCAACATACCCAAATGTAGATGTATTTTTATATGATGATGGATATGGAAATTTACAAGGGGTAGGAACTGGAACGATAAATTACCATACGGGTGCAATTGATTTTATAGTACCAAATCATCCAAATGCATCATTTGTAATAAATGCACATTATGATTCAGTATTTAGTGGGAAACTAAAAACTGGTGGTAATCATTATGATAATGCAATATCTGTAATAAATGGGAGAAGTATAAATTCCAAGATTAATACAACAATTGGAATATATGCATTCAATTAATGGTCATTGCTAAATTAGTATCACCACTTTTAAAACTGATATTACCAAAGGTTCTTGACCATTTTATAAAAGTGTTCAAGTTAGATAAAGTTTTATCTTATGTTGAAGAAGAGAATGAACTTGATTTGAAAGTTAAAGAACTTGAAAAAAGAATAGTAGAATTGGAAAAGTAATATGGCTGTAACATCAACTATACAATATTGTACAAACCGGGATTTACAAGATTTATTGCCGGGAATTGAACAATATGATTTAAAGAGAAGAATTTATAATTGGGTTGTAGATTCTGGTACAAGATATGTTTCACATAATTCTGGTGTTGTTACCCAATTATTTGCAGATGGTAAAGATTTAGGTGCTGCACAAGCAAGTGCTGGTGATGTAGATAGTGCAGATGAATGGTTTTATGATTCAACAACAGATGCTGTTTATTATTATAATGCATCAACATCCCCCAATGATATATTTATGGAAACTGGGGATGATTGGGCAACAATAGTTACCAGATTTTGTCAGAGGGCATCAAGATTAGTTGAAAGTAAAATAGATGCAAGAATTGCTGGTGAGATTTGGAAAGATAGAGAAAACAAATATCCAGAAATAATTATTAGATGTGCATGTTTACAGGCAGCATTATTACTATTATCATCAACTGAACCAGAATCCGCATTTATAGAACCATTTAAAGAGGAATATGAGGAACTTCTTGATGGTTTAAACAAGGGAACTATTGTTTTACCACATCAACGTTCAATTGATTCAAGTTGTGGCATTATTCGTACTGTTTCACAAAATGCAGCATCTGATTTATTCCCAGTAGAATTAAAAGGTGAATATGGTGGTGTTGGTTATGAGTTATTGAAAGTGTTTATTGATACTGGGGAGGGTGGAATTATAGGTACATCTAAAATGACCGTTGTAGGTAAAGATGGTACAAAGTTAAAAAACCAAACATTAGTAGATTCAGATGTAATTACTGGTGATTTCCAAACATTAGGGATAGGAACAATGGCAATACGGTGGTCTGGTGATGATGTTACATCTGCAATAACAACAGCAGCAGATGAATATGAAATAGAAGTTTGGGGTAAAGAATTGGGTGCTTCAACACCCGGTGTTGTAGGTTCTGTAACAATGACAAGAAGATAAAATGGCATTAGTATATAATACAGATTATCAAGGTGTTTTTTATGATTATGCATTAGATGGTGTTAGGGATATTTTAATATCTGAATATAATTATGGAAAAATTTATATTGCACCTAATATTATGCACAAAGACCCATTTCAAATCAGAATATGGGGTAATTCTGCATCTACTGAACTAATGGTTGCAAATGAATGGCAAAAAGAATATCAAATAGATATTGTGATGTATTTCATAGAACAGAATCCATCAGAACAGTTTTATAAACAGTTATATAATGATGCGGAACGGTTGTATCAAGTAATGTTTAATAACAAACAAAAATCTATTACAGTTGGTTCTAAAACATTGAAATGGTTAGATGGTGTAATATCTAATATGGCAATCAATGAATTATCACCAGATGAAGAAGAAATTGAGGGATTAAATTCTATTAGTTTTTCATTCAGTTGTAATATAAATAGGGATAATTAATTAAATTTAACACATAGATTGGTTTAAATAATTATGACAAAAGCAAAGAAAAGTAAAAAATATAAAGCATCAGAATCATTTAATAATGCTGTTAATTCCCAAAATAATTATTGGGGATTAGGTAAGAAGAAATTTTTAGAATTAATAAATGGTAAATCTGTAAATGTAGATTCAAGTGATTCTTGTGTTAAATATTTAATTGAAAACAAACATTTAGTATAGGGGTAAGTTATGGCAAATTATTCTGGTAGAGAATTTACAGTAATCATGGGGATTACTAATATTGATGAGAATAGTCTTAATGTTGGGGATATTGGAGATGTTAGAAATGATGAAGCATTTGAAGCCAATACCAACATTGATTTTAGGGTTGTTCCACCGGTTGCAGATATAAACTTTTCTGGTGGCATTCAACGGTCAGAAGTTGCAAGAGCCGGTAGAAGAACATTAGCAGCAGAAGATATTATTCAACATGATGGTTCTGGTTCATATACATGGGGTTTTTCTTATGTAGCAGATAATGAAGTTGCAATACAGAATCTGTTGAATTTGATATATCCCGGTGATGGTGATGCAAGTGATAATCTAACTATCCCGGCAGCACCAACAGTATTATCATACGCACATGGTGCTAATTCTGGGAACAATAGAACAGCATGTATTATTTTATCAAATCCAGAAACGGATGAAGATAGGGTAATGTATTCATCCATATTACAGAATCTAACATTATCTGTTGATATGAATACAGATGCTGGAATATTGCAATGTTCTGGGGAATTTATGACGGGTTACAAACCATTAATTGAAGAAAACAGTGTAACTGCTGTAACAACTAATTCAGATTGGCAATATGGATTATTTGATTGCAGTACAATTACAATTGGTGGGAATGCTGTAATATGTAAAGCATTTAGTTTAACCATTGAAAACCCAGCACAACGGGTTGCATTTCAAGGTTCAAGTGGTGAAGCAGATGGTTATGTTAGGGCTGGGGATTTAAAAGTATCTGGTTCAATAACCGTTAAACTTGATTCAACAACATTTGATATTTTAACAGCAAATTACCAAGCAAATTCAACTGCTGCAATTGTGGTTGGTGATGGTGGAACTAACATCAACTTTTCAATACCGGCTGCAAATATAAGTGGTTGGAATCCAGATTTAGCAGATGAGGGTGCTTTTGTAGAGATACCATTTATGGCAACATCTGGTGCAGATGCATCTGGAAACTTGGCTGGTATTACATTAACTTAAAATAAGGTACTGAAATGAAAACACAACTGAAAACAGGTAGAAATGTAGTTATTAGGGATATTCCCGTAGATACTATGGATGAAATAGAAGATATGACTACAATAGTCATGGAAGATGGAAACCCCGTATCTATTAAAGGAATAGCAAAACAAAGAACTGCATGGTTACGCAATGGATTAGCCGGTGGTGAATTTAACGGTTGGGGTAAAAAAGCAAATGGTTCTATTCCCCCAGATGAAGTAATTAAACAACTAAATCCACAAGAAAAGGAAGAATTAGTTGAATTAATTAAAGGTCATCAAGTTATAAACCCCACCAAACCCTTGCAATCCAATTAAATGTATTAATTGATTCTGGTTGCAAGGGATGTAATTTTTGTGAATTCCCGTATGAATTTAAGGGAATAATCAGAAATAAAGGGAATTATCCAATTGAAGTAATTAATGATGTTTCAGATATTTGGGTTTATATAGATAGGTTAATTGATGAAAGTATGCAAATTCAAAAGGGTAATGTTCTAAATGATATATATGAACAGTTACCCTTTTTTGCATGTGTTAATCATATATTAGATTCAGATATTCAAAAAGATATTGAAAGATATTTATATTGTACTGAAACAAACACCCCAGTTTACAATGGGTGTTATGGTGAACAACCAAACATCTGGATAAAGAAATATTTTATAATTAAAGAAGCATTGGAATTTAGATTAAATAAACTAAAAGAAAAGAAAAATGGCAATTGACCAACAAAAACTGCAAATAATATTAGAAGCAAAAGGTGTTAAACTTACCAAAAGTGAACTAAAATCATTACAAGGTCAAGTTGATAATACATCTGGTTCATTTGGTTTAATGGCTGGAACTCTTGGTAAAGTTGCTGGGGGTATTGCAGCAGCTGTTACTGCATTCCAAGCCTTAAATGTATCTGTTAAAAATGCTGCACAATTTGAGGGTGTTTCAAGGGGTTTTAATAATCTTGCAAAAGCAACTGGATTGTCAGAGAATGCATTTATAAAACTAAAATCTGCAACAGATGGTACTGTTTCATCCATTGATTTAATGAAACAAGCAAACAATGCTATGTTATTGGGTATTGTTGAGAATGAAGACCAGATGGCAGAAATGTTTGATATAGCACAACGGTTAGGTCAAGCATTGGGATTAGATACATTACAGGCTGTTGAATCATTAACAACTGGTATGGGTAGGCAATCCAAGTTGATGTTGGATAACTTGGGTATTATGATTGATACTAATAAAGCCTATGAAGTATATGCATCATCTGTTAATAAATCCGTTGATTCACTAACAGACCAAGAAAAGAAAACTGCATTTATTAATGCAACAATGGAATCAGCAAAAGATAAAGTTGAAGATTTAGGTGAGGAACAATTAACATTGGGTTCATCTTTAAACCAACTTGGTTCAGCATTTACAGATGTTAGTACAGAAATTGGTAAATTCTTTGCACCAATGATTAAAGAAGTTGCTGATGAAGCAGTTAAACTTGCAGATGCAGTAACTGGTGTTTCTAAACCAACAGAAGAAGCATTAATTATTAAAGCAGCCGAATCAGCAAAAACATTATTTGAACAAGAACAAGCAATGATTGCTGTTAAAAATGCGATAAAAGAACAAGTTGGTGATGTTAAAGGTTTAAATGAAGCCAATAAAAAAGCAAAAGAATTAGGTATTTCACAAAATAGTGAATATACAATTCTTAGAGAAGTTTATAGGAATCTAAGACAGGCAATAAAAGATACTAAAATTGAAATGAAAGATAATGTACTAAAACAGATAGAATATATTGCACAATCTGGTGAATTATCAGTTAAAACAACAGAATTAAGAGATTCAACACAAGGATATTTAGATACACTGACAAAAGTACCTACTCAAACTGGTATTGTTAGAAGGGAATTATCTACAATGGAAATTCAATTAATTAAATTGAAATCATTGTGGGATACACAAAAAAAGGCATCAGAAGCATCTGCAAATGCAACAGCACAAGCTGCAATTAAACAAGGTGCTGGATATAAAAATGCTGGATTAGCAGCACAAAATGCAGCAGAGCAAGTATTAATTGCATCAGCACAAAAAATTGTAGCAGATTATTTATCATCAATATTTGCATCTGTACCATTCCCACTTAACCTTGCATTGGGTGCTGGTGCAAGTGCTGCTGCTGGTTCATTAATACAAGGTGGTGTTAATGAAATGAAGAAAATAAAATTTGCAGCAGACGGTATGGATGAAATAGTTACACAACCAACCCCAATTGTTGCTGGTGAAGCCGGTGCAGAGCAAGTTACAATTACACCACTTGGTGGTGTAGGTGATGCACCATCTGGTGGTGGTGGGGTTACTGTTAATTTATCTGGTAATGTTATGACCCAAGATTTCGTTGAGGGTGAATTATCAGAAGCAATATCAGAAGCAATTAGACGGGGAAATGATTTTGGGATTTCTTGATGGATTAAATGGAAGTGATTTTAATATTTACCCAGTTGTTCAGATTGGGGATAAATACTATTCAACAAACAATACACATTTCAATGGGAATTATTGCATCCCTATTATTTCAAATATTCCATCAATAAAGCAATCAATTAACATTGAGAATAAAAGGTTTAAAATCTCAAGTGTTGTAATTGAAATTCATAATCATAAATTTGAGGGTGTAAGGTTTTCAGATTCATTAAGTACAAATTCATTAATAAATGAATCAGTAGTGATATATTATGTTAATGGGTATGGGCATCAAGAAGTGTATAGGGGTTGGATTAGAAGCATAGCCCACAACGATGTTAAGGTTAAAGTAAGTGTTGAGGATAGAACCCAGTTAAAAATTACCAGACAAATACCAACTGAAATTATACCTAATAATGCAGATATTTTAGAAAAATATAGGGGTGTTCCCATCCCAATGGTGTATGGGTATGTTGATAAATCCCCCGTTGTTGTTGAGGGTGTAGATTTCAATGGTGATTATAATTTTTTAATTGATTACAAACAAATTGATAAAATTGTACCGGCTGTACATGATTTGGCATCACATTATGTTTTTCCCGGATTTTTTATATTTGATAATATTTATGCATCAATTACAGATACACAATGGGAATATGTGGATGGAAATAACTTTTTAACTTTCCCAAAGCAACCACAGGCTGACCCAGATGAAGAAATTGGTTTGGTGGATTTGATGTATATAGTTAATACAGACCAAGTAAAAGCAACCAAACAAGAAGTTAATGATTTATTAGATATTGGATTGGATTACCCCCTAACTGGTAATTCTAATTCTGGCAATTTAGTAGATGTTGATTCTAAATCTTATGTTTCTTTTGATAGTGATTTATTCACATCTGCACCTACATATCAAACAGAACATGGGGTTGAAGTTTATACTAATGCAGAGATAAATTTAATATTCAATAAGCATTTTGGGGGTTCACCAATATCATACAATTCAGATGGGGATTTAAGGGTTAAATCTTACTTATTATTGAAGATGATGTTGTGGGATAAAAAAACACATTCCTATGGTGGTATTTCAATGGTTGCTAAACACCAGAATGGGGTACATGAACAAATGTTAAATGTAATTCCATCAAGTGTTGGTCTGTCTAATTTGTGGGATTATACTATATTGAATAATATAGACCCAATTGAAGTAACTGATTATAACCCTTTTCCAGATGATTTAGTAGATGGGGATTATGTATTAAGAAATGTATCAAATAATCTAAAAAACACATTCTTTATTATTAGTGATTATGTTCCATCACAATTACGGATTGGGATAAATTCAGAATTGCAGAATTTTCAAACATCTGGGATTCATGCAGAATGGAGATTATTCTCATCTGCATTACTTGTTGAAGGTAGATATGAGCAGAAATTTGATAAAAAATATTATGTTTCTGTAAATGGTAGGGTAAGAGGTGGTCAATTACTTAAAAATCCAATAGATATTGTTAAGCATATAATAGATGAAGAATTGGATGGTGTTGTGGTGGATGAAGATAGTTATTTAGAAGCCAGAATTGCACATACATTTCAAGGTGGTGTAGATTGGGAATTTGGATTTACCCACTTTAAAAAAGAAGAAGCAAAAAAGGTTATTGAGGAAATATTACATTCTACTAAAAGTTATGGTGTATATAAAGATGATGGTACATTTAAATTCATAACTTATAAGGATAATTATAACAATGCAGATTATGATGCATCTATTTTAATTGATACAAGGGATATAGATAAATTTACTTTCAAGAAAACTAAACCGGAAATGATATATAAAAAGGTAGATGTTCAATATAAATATGATTATGGTGAAAAATCCTTTTTATTTAGAACAAATGCAAGAACAGATACAACAGATACATTTTATGGTATTGAATCTTTTGATGATGCATATTTAGAATTTGAATCAAAATATATTAGAACCAAAGATACTGCCAATGCATTGAGGAATCATTTATTTAACAAATTTAAAAATGACAGTCTTTTGTTTAGTTTTAATTTACCATTAAGGTATATAAATCTTGAAATAGGGCAATTGATACCGTTTAATGAAATAATAGATTTAAATGCCTATGGAATAGATTATACTGTACAACAAGAAGTGAATGGTCAAATATATTATCCAGTATTTTTAATAACATCTATTAAGAAAAGTTTAAATTCAGTTTCTGTT